CAAACCAATCCCTGCGCCGTTGAGCCGCCACAACGTACACTCCTGAGCAATCGCCAGCGACGAGACAAAAAGGCCCGCAAGCAGCGGGCCGAACATCGACCATATCTTACGGGCCATCGGTTCGCCCTCGGTTAGCCCCTAGCAAAACGCTTGAACAGCCGCCAACCGATCACGGCGGACAGGACGATGATACCGACCGGCAGGGCTGCGCTCATCGCCGAGTTAATTTCCGTAGTCGCCGACGTCGCAGCCTCCGCGTAATCCAGGGCGTACGCCGACGCACCGGCCAGCATCAACCCCGAGCCGATCAACACACTTCGCACCTTCTCCATTTTCAATCTCCAGACAACAAACGCTCGATTACGTAATACGCCCACGCGAAGGCCCGAGCGGTTAGCCAACATGTGAGCGCGACCACGACACCTTCAACAAAGGGAGTCACAGCCGAGTACCCTTGAGCGCCGCAATGAAACAGAGACCGCACAAGATTCCCGCGATGTACTCCAGGGAATCCGCGATGACCTGGAGCAACTCCAACTCAGTCATTACCCGACCTGCCGCCCAGAGGTGGAGACTGCCTTCACTGGCTGCATGTGCTTCAAATCCACCCGCAATTCACCAAACCGCGCCACGTAGAAGCATTGCGGCGTCACAACGTAATCACCCGGAGCAAAAGGCGGCTGCTCGCGATCCAACTCGATCATGACCTCCTGAGGGAACGCCTTCCCCGTGTCGACCCACGCCGTCTGCTTACGGATCGTGTACTGACGCCCCGCGTTAGGACCGCGCTGATACGTTCCCGTCTTCTCAATCACCTGACCATCTGTCACTCGCACTTTCATGATTCGCCACCTTCTTCAGGGCGCAACTATCCCATCAAGTCGCCTATGCGTGGCGCCCACCCGCACGCGACGACCTCAAACCTCAATCACCCGAGCCTAAGCAGCAGTCAGTGACGCCGCGAGAAGATCCGGTAGCCTGAGGTTTGCGGAAAAATCGACTTCGCCGCCCTTCGCCGTGTACTTGGCCACGTAGGCGATCACATCATCGCTATAGACAGCATCCAGACGGCAAAACCCGCCGCTAATCGTTAGCCATTCACGTTCTGCAAGCGAACGATCCAATTGACCGCTCGCGAATGCTGGAAGCCGCCCAATGAGCGCGTGATAGTGCAGGATGCCGCGCTTCTGCCACTCGAGACCGCGCACCCAAATGCACCGCCGTTGACTCTCCAACGGCTTGCGAAACTCAACCCCGTTGAGCTCGTCGACCCGCTTTGACCACAACCGGAACTGCTTGTCCGCCGCTTCTGGATGAATCGCGTCTTTGTATGTGAAGGTGCCGAACCATTGCCACTCGTAGCCCTTCAGAAACTCCACCCATGCCTCCTCAAGCGGCGTCCGCTGGACAGGCTCGCGGAGCCCGGCAGCGATGCGCTCCGCGACCTCTGACACCGGAGCAAAAGAAAGCCCACCACCCTTTTTCAGGGTGGTGGGCTCAATGCCTTGTCCGGTTGTGAGGGACGAGGAAGAACGCATGAGCACGGAAGATATAGAACCTTTGACTACTAGTCAAGCGTCTCCCTGTCGAAACCTCCGTAATCGGCGCATCATTAGTCAGGTGACATATACCCATCCCTAAAGCGAGCTGTGAGCAATACCCTGCAAATCATCGAGAGAGTCCGCGCAGTAACGGCACGTGGCACGGATTATGCTGTCGCAAAGGCACTCGGCATGCCGCAAAGCAACCTCAAGAAGATCATCCGCGGCGACCGCAGGTTAGGTCCGAATGCCATATTCCGGGCAGCGGAACTGCTCAAGGTCGATGCTAAAGATTTGTATAAGCTGGTCCGAGAAGATAGAACTACGAGCAACACTCACCGTTCAGGTGCCTGTTAGAGCAGCGCTGGGGCCTCGCCGGCCCCAGTCCCCGCGTGATCGCTGCCGCATAGCCACGATCCCCCCACAGCAGCCTCACTCAGACGTCCAGGCCCGCTGGATGTCACGGCCAGGTTCGCCAAGGAGAAAGGTAGCGGGAGCAGTTCCTCGTTCCACATCAGCACCCCTGCCAGCCGAACCGCCGCCACTCAAAAAAGTCGGCTTGCTTCAGCACCCGCGGACCGGAGTCCATGGCCGCGACCGCCACCTCTGGCTCCTCTCCCTCGCCGACCTCGACCGCTTCGGACTCGGCCTGGACGTCCCCGATCAACTCTGTCGTATCGTAGCAATTAAAGAACCGAGTCCCGCGAAACAGGGTCCTTTCCGCCACTGGCGCTGTCGGCTCCGTGCCGTAACGCTCGATCGCCAAGTGCACACGTGGCAGCGGAAGACCGATTAGTTTCAGTCGATCGAGACGTCGGCACGTCACCATCGACTCCACGACCGCAACGCGAATCTGTTTATCGACCAACGCAATATTCTGCACGATCAGGATCACATCCCAAGCGAGCTTCCGCGAGTGCAACAACCAATCAATGAACTGTTGCCGGTCCTTGTCCTGCCACGTCCTCGCGTTCAGCAGCGGTCCGACCTCGTCCAGGACGAGGAGGCCCGCGCGATGTTCGCGCGGACCTCCTCGTCCTAACGCCTTTATGTCCGCATAGCTTGGGCGGCCCGGGATTTGTTCCACCTCCGGACACTCACGACCGAGCAGACGGTGTAGCAGCGGCTGAACCGGTCGTAAGTCCACCCTGAAGTTACAGACAACGCGCCGGCCCTCGAACGCGTACTCCATAATGCGAGAAATCGCATACAGATTTTTTCCGCTACCTACCTTGCCCGTCACCGCTGTAATGGTCATCACTCTTCCTCTTCTATTGACCGAAATTCGACACGCGGCGCACCACACTGATCACGAAGATCACCAACACCGCCCCGAGATAAAGGTCAAGAAGGGTGAATAGCAGAGGAAGAGGCACGAAATACCCGATGTACTGACCCACTTCCCCCAGATCTCCACTGTACGCCTCCCACAGATTCGAGAAACTCGTAAACTCTGGCGGCACGACTGCATTCACCGCCGCGATAGTAATTCCAATCCACAGTGCGATGCGCGCCACCCGCGCAATTGCTTCCGCCGCTTGCTGACTCACGACTTGTCCAAGCAGCGCCGCACCAAGCCACGTAATCGCGGAAGTCGTCAGCCTCGCGAACCACCCGAGAATTGCCCCAATCACTGGCATATCAGGTACTCCACTCCCGAACCGTTTGCATAAGCAGCAAATAGAATCCGAACAGCAATAGCACCCCTGTCACCGCACGGATCGCTGCGAAAAGTTGCTCGAATGGCACCGGCGCAGAAGCTGTATGACCGCGCAACGTGAGCTCGACCTCTGGCGGCTGTGCCGTCCCGCCAAACATAGTCAGCGGTGATGCAAACAAAGAGAAAGGGAACGTCCCTTGAAGAAACGTCTTGAAGCTCGACACGTGACCAGCATTCTCACCCTCCGTATCGGCCCACTTCCCCCCGACGCTATCGAGGCCCTCCAGCCCATCCGTCGGAAACGTCGGCACACCCGGCGGCGTGTATTCGCGATCCACCCAGTCTTTGCCCACGTTCACGCAACCGCTATCTTCCGCAGGGTCGCAACCCGGCTCACCCCCTTCACCCGGCTCCACACCGGTCGACCTCCCCACAGTCGAGCTATCGAAGTACTCCCACGCCCGGCCCGGCCCACTCGAGCCCTCCGTCTCAACAGTTAGATCAGGCTCTGCCTTACGGCCCGGCACGCCGGTATCCGGTGCGGGCGGTGCATCTGCATCCGGATCGCACAGCTTGCCACCGCCACTCAGACTGTCACAGCCGCCCTCCGGTGGCGGATCATTCGGACCCGGCCCGCCAAAGTTATCTCCGAGGCAGACATACTCCCCGTTGATAGTCCCGCAGTTCCTCTCCCCCGGCCGATTGCACAGCGTATGTCCACGGATCACGGCGCACTCGACATCGTCATCCCCGTCACCGTCATAAGTCCCCTCACTCCCGCTACAACTCCGACCCGTGGCCTGGTACAGCGCCCACCCTCTCCCTGCGCCGTTGCTCCCCGCCGCGAACACCCGCTCCACAACACAGTTCGTGGCCGTATCACAATACGACGCCGGACCTGGCCACCCGTCGCTAAAGCTCTTGGAATACTGCGAGCTGTTATCCGTGCACTCCTCTGGCGGGCACTCCGTCGGTCCACGATTTCTATACGACAAGTTACGCCACCCATCATTCAACCACGTCTGCCCGCCATTCAACGACGATTGCCTCGTATACATGCAGTTCCCATTCTCAATCCTCACATCGACGGTCCGCCAAATACGCCCCAAGAAGCCGTCCGCGGGCGTGTCTAATTCACTCATTTGCTGGCACAACGCCAGCTTGTCCACACCTTCCAGATTCGG